CCAAATTGTTTTACAGATAATTTAGTATCTGAAGAAAACAATGAGTTAGTATGTGTTGAGTGTGGTTATGATTTTATACGTGTTGGTAAAGCATTAAGATTTAAATAATTAAAGCCATTAATGAAGAAAAAAATAAAAAGATTTTTAATATTATTTTTACTTGTTGTAGTAGGTTTTTCAATAAGTATATACACTTTCCATTTTATAGAGGTAGGTGATTATAATTACAGTGGAGAAAAAAGTATATATATTCACGATAATGGAATGCATATAGATATCATAATACCAAATGATGATGGCTATACGGCATATGGTTGGGGATCTAAAATTTTCTTCATGGAAGTTCCAACATGGGATGATCTAACATATGACATAGGATTTCAGGCATTATTTACAAAACCTGCAGCATGCATGCGTGTTATAGAGTATAAGCAATATCAACCGGATTGGAAACTTATTAGATTATCTCAAGATCAATTAGATATAATAAATCAAAAAATAGCTGATCAATTTCAATATGATTCATTTGGAAATAAAATACACATAAAAGATAATTTTTATGAAGCAAATGGATCTTATTGGGCATTAAAAACATGTAATACATGGGCTAATAATATTATTAAGTCTGCAGGATTAAGAAGTAAGCTGTTTATATTAAATAGTGAATCTTTTAGTGAATTATATTAATATGAAAAATAATTTTTTTGGAAAGCTCTCTGTCAAAGATGGAGAGCTTGATTTTCCTAATAAGATTGGTAAAACAAGATTAAATACATTTCTAAAAGATATACCAGATGGTACTAAAATAGAAGTGTTTATAAGTGTTAGTACTAAAAAAGGTAGTAACGCTCAATTAGCAAGATTACATGCTATGATTAGAGAATTAGCAAATGATATAGGCTATACTTTTATGGAAATGAAGCTCCTTATAAAAAGACAAACTGGTCTTTGTTTTATGAGGGATAATAAAGAATATTGTAAATCTTTTGCAGATTGTGATTCGGATGAACTTAATTTAGCTATACAAGAATGCTTGAGAATTGGAGATGAACAAGGAATACAGTTAAGATAGCTCTTTCTGTATTTCTTCATTAATCTTTTTTACTTGCTCAAGATCACCTTCTAAAGTAGCTTTTAGTAATTCATCAACAAGATTTTTACTTACTGTTTTATTAATCTTTATGTCATGGCCTTGTTCATAGGCTTTAGCTCTAAAAAGTTGTTGTAAAGAAAATAAAGTATATAAATGAAGTTCTTGTTCATTAAGAGGATTAGATTCTACATCAAATTCTCCCTTTATTATAGAATCAAATTTTTCAAACATTGGTTTTATAATACCAGGATTATCCATATTAGTAATATAATGAACCATCAATTGTTCTAAACCAAAAATGTAAGATGTACTTATTGAAATGTCCGTGATTGTTTTTGTGAAGTCAATTCCATCACCGATATCAATTTTATCTTCTGACATAATATTAATTTTAATAACAAATATATGAATAAAATAAATATTAACATAGCAGACATACAAGAAAAAATGCTTGATAAATTAAAGGCAGCAGGCTGGGGTGATATATTTTCATCAATGATCAACTCAGAAGAGTTTCATAAATTAATATACAAACTTAAAACAGAGGCTGAGGAAGAACGTAGATTTACACCAAAGCTTAAAGATTTGTTTAGAGCCTTTGAAGAATGTCCTTATGATAAACTCAAAGTTATATTTATAGGACAAGATCCATATCCTCAATTAGGTGTGGCAGATGGTATTGCATTTAGCTGTTCATTTAATGACAAGCCACAACCATCACTTAGATATATATTCAAAGCACTGGAAGAACAGTACACACATATAAGACATGAGGATTTATTATACAATCCTTGTGACTTAAAACGTTGGGCTAATCAAGGAGTGTTAATGTTAAACACAGCATTTACTGTACAGATTGGTAAGATAGGTAGTCATTATGATCTATGGAAACCATTTACGCATCATATACTTCAATCTATAAACCGAGAGTTTAAAGATTTACAAGTTGTATTACTTGGTAAGAAAGCTGAAGAGTGGCAATTGAGATTAGATAAACAGATTATCCATAAGGTTGCACACCCGGCTAGCGCAGCTTATAAAGGAGGTAAATGGGACTCCCAAAATGTATTTAGAAACATCAATGATTCCTTTGAATATCGAGATAGAATTATTTGGTAAAATCCTGTATTTTTTGTATCTTTATTAACTATAAATCAACATTTTATGAAACAACATGATCTGTCTGAATTTCATTCAGAAGTAGATGAATTTAAGCAAAAAGTATTAGATAAATATGGAATAAGAGCATATGTAATATCAGATGCTAAGGATAAGACTTTAAATTTAAAAACACTAGAAGAATGTATTGTAAAAGTAATGGAGCAAGAACATCCTGAATGGTTACCTTACTGGAGATCTACAACGTTAAATACAAGAGTTCCAGACTTTGTAACTTATTGTACAGTCTTTTCATTCTTTGCTAGAGGGGCTGGCTATACATTTGATAAGATTGGAAACTATATAAATAGAAAACATTGTAGTGTTATGCATCAATACAAAACTGCAAAGCACAGATTAATAACAGGGGATCCAGTATTTATGGAAACATATGTAAAGGTCTCAAAAAGAATATCACAATATGTGGGAATTATTCCAAAAAATTCAAAAATATAATATAACCCCTGATCAATGTATGATATTATTTGCATTTGATAAAGGTATAACACCTTCAACTTGTGAAGCTGCGGATATGCTAGCTTTATTTGAAGAAGGGTATATAACTAATGAAAGAGCTATAACCCCAGAAGGGAGAAAAATTATTGTAACATTAGATAATTATTTTACTGTAAATAAAAAGAAAACTAATAAACAGTTATTAGGAAAATCAGTTTCATTGAATATAGATCAATATAGAAATATATTTCCTAAAGGTAAATTACCTTCCGGTGTACCTGCAAGAAATAATGTTAAAATTCTTACTGAAAACTTTAGATGGTTTTTTGCAGAATATGATTATTCTTGGGAAGAAGTAATAAAAGCTGCTAAAATGTACGTAAATGAGTATCAAAAAAACAATTACCTTTACATGCAAAATAGTCAGTATTTTATATCAAAACAAGATAAACATAAAGTCAAAACCTCAAAGCTTGCTGACTATTGTGATATGATTCGTGATGGTATAAGCACAGAGGATGACCATTTTAAAGAAAAAGTAGTATGATACATGATGAACAACACAATGAAGAAAATGATAAAGATTTAATAAGAGAATATTCTGAAAATCTAATTAAAGAAATGAAAAGCTATGAAGAAACAACTATTGGTAGTGTAATGAATAGAAAACAAGCTATACATGCTGCATCTATTACAGTTAAAAGATTAGCGCAGGAAACAGCAAAAAAGTTTTATTATGAAGTAACACAATATTTAATGGATTTAAATGAGTAAACCAATACCTTCCTGGGGAGGGCAATATAAAGCATTTCAAGAAGCTTTACAATATATGAGTAAAAGACAATCCGGTGAGGAGAAGTCTATATATACACCTTGGCCAAAGTTTAATGACGCTACTACAGATGGATTAGAATGGAATACATTAACTGTAATAGGTGGTAGGCCGGGATCGGGTAAGACATTAATCAAAGACCAAATAATAAGAGAATCTTTTGATTTAAATCCTGATGATAATTTTAGAGTATTAGAATTTCAATTTGAAATGGTTGGCAGAACTTCAGCAATTAGAGAATTTAGTTCACTAACGGGTAAAACTTATAAAGAGTTATGTTCTGCAGGTAGCGTATTAACTACAGATGTAATTAATAAATGTTATGAATATGCTAAGACTAGAGTTTCTAATCCTGTTGACATTGTAAGTACCCCAATGACTGTTAATCAAATGCGAGAGCAGATTGATATGTATATGGATGAACATAAAGGTCAAAAAACTATAATAACACTTGATCATACAATACTTGTTAAAAGAGCACCTTATCAAAATAATAGATTAGATATGTTGTTTGAGTTAGGTGAGTTCTTTACTCAATGTAAAAGAGATTATCCTTGTATGTTTATTGCTCTGTCTCAGCTTAATAGGAACATAGATAACCCGGATAGGGCTGTAGATGGTAAATATGGTAATTATATTCTTGAGTCAGATATATTTGGTTCAGATGCAATGCTACAACATGCAGATACACTACTTGGTATTAATAGACCTGCTAAACAAAAGATTAGATTTTACGGTCCAGATAGATATATAATACAAGATGATAGAACTCTTGTATTACATTTTTTAAAAGCAAGAAATGGAGATGCGCGGATGAGTTTTTTCAAAGCTGAATTTGAAAGGATGCAAGTATCAGAAATGGCAACTCCGCCACAACAAGAAAGAAGATGATAAGTACAAAAAAAAAAGTAATGACCCCAACAGAGAGAAAAGCAAAGATTGCAAAGTTAAAAGAGCAGCATGAAAATTATTTTCAAAAAATTGGAAATATCAATGCAGTATATATACCTAAGATGGCTTATAGGCCGCCTGGTAAAGATGAATTATATGTTAGTTTCTTTCCAAGTGAATTGCAGAAAAATACTGATATCTATACAGAGTTTGTTAGTATAGAATATGATTCTGAAGATCCGCTAAGAACTTTATATTTTCATAAACATAATCCTCATTGGAAGGAAGAATATGAATTAGTTACAAGCTCTTCAGGTTTTGAGAGACATCTTATACCTGTAAGTGAGTTAACAATAGTTAAGGATCTTAATACAAAGTCATCAAAAGAAGAAGAAATGGAGAATCCTTTCTTTCTTCCTAATCCGGATGATACAAATGATATAACTAAAGTGCTACAAAGAATAGCAACTGCATTAGAATCAATAGCAAAATCAATAAATAAATAAGTATGGCACATAGTGTTTTAGTAATCGCGGACTCAGGCTCCGGTAAATCAACGTCTGGTAGAAATTTAGATCCAAAGACAACTTTTTGGATTAATATAGCAAACAAGCCATTGCCTTTTAAAGGTTGGAAAAAAAATTATACATTGATAAGCAAAGATAATCCTAAAGGTAATATGACTAATGCGTCATCTGCTGCAGGAATTATAAAAGCTATACAACATGTCAATGATAAGATGCCGCACATCACTAACTTAGTTATTGATGATTGGCAGTATATGTCTGCATTTGAATATTTTGATAGAGCAAATGAAAAAGGCTATGATAAATTCACCTCAATCGCTTCTAACCTAGCTCAGGTTGCAAAAATGCCCAAAGATTTGAGAGATGATTTATATTGTTTTTTTCTTACTCATTCAGAGTCTACAACAGACATTAATGGCCGTAATAAAGTTAAAGCAAAAACTGTTGGTAAAATGATAGATAATGCATTAACTTTGGAAGGGCTTTTCTCAATCGTCCTCTTTGGTAAAGTTCTTAGAGAAGAAGATGGTAATATGCAGTATGGTTTTGAAACACAAACTAATGGTGAGACTACAGCCAAGTCTCCTATGGGTATGTTTGAAGAAACCTTTATAGAAAATGATCTACAGTTTGTTAAAAACTGTATTATCAAGTATGAACAATAATTAATTAATTGAAAAGTATGTTAAGTACAAAAGACATGAGTGCCGGTAGCGGCAAAGCAAGACCTGTGATTAGTCCAGGCAATCAAGTAATCAAGATTAATAAGATTACATTTGACCAAACTCCTTATGATAAGGATGCATATAATGTTGTATTGCATGTGGAATCTGAGCCTGTTAAAGGTGAATTTGATGGATTCTTAGTTGATCCTAATGATCCAGATGGGCCTCGTTATAAAGGTCAAGTAGGGAGAGTAAGAATGAGCCCATATGCATATAAAGATGCTACTTTACCAAGTGGTAGAGAAGTTAAGCTTGAAAGTGATGTTATGAGAGCCATGATATATTTAGCTGAAGTTCTAGACAAAAGAGATGATCTTGATTCAATTGAAGCTAATACAATTACTGAATTTATGGATTCAGTTAATCAAGTATTATCAGGTGATACATATATTAATGCTTGCATTGGCGCAAGAGAGTGGGAAAATAAAGAAGGTTATATAAATAATGATCTTTATTTACCTCGTATGTCAAAAGATGGTATTCCATTGGAGGCATTAGATATAGAAAACTCTAGGCTATATAAGTTTTCTAAAGCTGATCATGTAAGAGAAGTTCAGAAAAAGACTTCTTCTGA